GTATTTTCACTTGAAAGTTCTGCACCAGTTGATGTTAATTTTCTGGTTAACATAACTGACCACATTTCATCATTGTAAAATGGTAATAATGATGAAGTAATATATTGTTTTGTTCCGTTGGAACCACTAATACTAAACCTTAAATGTCCGTAATTGTCTGTTGCACCATTGTCTTGTAAAGATATTGCCCAACTTCCATCATTAATAGAACCTGACTTTTGAACTAATACCATTGAACCTGATGAACCAACACTATATGGTGTTCTAAATCTAAATTCAATGGTGTTAGGATATAAATTATTTTGAGATTTCCAATCAGTTTTAATGTATTGTCCTGCTTTAAAATCTAATGCGTAGGTAAACTTTCTTTTAATTTCATAACTTACTCGTGTTCCTTTGTCAGGCCCACCATATTCTCTAACTCTCAATACTGAACTTGGTATTCCGTAACAATTTAAAATTCCTTTTAATGCTCTTTCTGTTCCTTTTGTTTTGATAAAGTAAGGTAAGTTTGCTAAAATTCTTTTCCAAGTTTCTTCTGTTAATGCTTCACCTGATGATTCGTTTTTACTTGTTCCGTCGGTATTCTGTCCTAATAAAAATTCTGATAAATCTACTAATGCATTTCCGTCAAAAAGTTTTACTCCTAATGCTTCGGCATAGTACTTAGCAACATCTTTTGATATACCTTCCGATACATTATTAACTCTCATATTGATATCACTTAATGATTTTACATAAGTCCAAGTTTCATCAAATTGTTCACCCACCATATCCATAAATTCTAAAAATACATTATTACTTGGGTCTTGATTTATATGTTCTGGTAAAGAATTTCTCAAAGAGTTTTGATTATTATAATCGTAATTTGAAGCACTTGCTATCATATTGTTGAACCAAGTATTTGCCTGTGAACTTCCTATTGCAGCTAATGTGTATGGTGCTGATGAATTGGTTTTTGGCCAACTTGTATCGTGGAATTGTCCATTAGACCCACTTGAATAAGATGAACTTTGAAAGTATAAATAATCTTCATATGGGGTAAACGAATCAATTACTCGTTGTCTTTGCTTTTCTATCTTTCGTATTTTTGGTAAAGAACTTGTTATTGATAACAAAGAAGAACTATTTGAATTATATCCTTCAATTAATTGTAACTTCTTTTCAAAATTACGAAGTCTTCTTTCTGCATTTGAAAAGTGAACAAAGTTTCCAAAACCAGTATCATCTGCTTCAATAGTTAAGTCTGTTGTGGTTTTTTGATAATCAATATTTGGTTGAACATCTAATAAACTACCAGAAGTTAGTAGTCTTTCTAACTGTCTATTTTGTTCATCATCACTACCTAATAATGTATCGTGACTTTGGTAATCTGATGAGTTTGGTTGAATATCATTTTGAACTCCGTCAAAATTTGCCGGTAATAAAAATGTATCATTTACGACCTGTCTTGGAATCAAACTTATATTGTCTTCGTAATCAAAAAATATTTCTTCAACTATGGTTACCGGCGATAATGAAACATTTTCATTGTTCGCTAAATCAATATTAGTTATTACATTGGGTTGTAATGGTTGTTGAAGTTTTAAATAATATCCAATGTTACCTGGTATACGATATTCTTTTGTATTGGTAATTAAGTAAAAATCATTATAAACTTTTAGATATGTTTTATAATCTGCAACATTATTTAATTTAGTTAAAATATAAAAATTTTCAGAATACATTTTATCAAACGATAATTGTTCGATTTGTTTTGGAAAAGTGTAATCTAAATTTCCTATTTGGTTAATTTTAAATCCTAATTCTCTTAATTGATAATAAAGTTCTTTTAAATTTGCTTTTACTTGTATCGTATTTTTATCAATAACTTTTACAATTTCAGTAGTCCAATCAATGTAAACATTTGTAGAATTTGTAGAATTATAAGTTGTATTAACATTTAATTTTTTATTTAAATCAATATTGTCACTATCATTTGCTTTATCATATTGATATGGAAAAGTACCTTTTAATTCATAATCATTATTACCGGAAACACGTTTACTAAACTCTCCGTCTTTGGGGCCAGCATCGGTGGTCATCCATATGCTAGATGGTAAAATAGTTAAACTACTGATGTTTAAATTTTTCGTTCGTTGTCTTTCAAAGTATCCTTGATTGTTTGAAATATCAGTAGAGTCTTGATTTGAAACTAATGCAGATGGTACATTTTGTAAAAAAGGTATTGGTATTCTTGTGTCCTGTTGATTTACTTCATAACTATCTGTTGGTATTTTTACATTTGCATTAATGGAACCTGGAACTAAATAATTTTTCCAATAGTTACCACGACTAACCCCATCAACACTTCTGTTCCCTGAATTTGATATTAAATATTGACCTTTAAAGTGTGTTGGAATTAGTGCTTTAAAAAAGTTTTCAAAAACAATTCTATTACCTTCCATTGATTTTGTAAAACCATTGATATTATTGTTTGGTATTGTTAAAACAAAACTTTGATTTTCAAATTTATCTTCTTGGAATTTTATCCTTGGTTCTGTTGATTGAATAACACGAAGTGGATTGTAAATTAATTCTGTATTGATTTTAAATAAATCTTTGTTTAATAATTCTTGTAAATCCCCGTCGAGTTGTGGATTACCTTGAATTAAAACTTCATCCCTTGTGGGATTGTTATCGGTAATACGATATGAATAATTTTCTAAACTTAATTCACTATCTTTGTCTGCATTTCCATCAGCATCAACTTTATAATACCTACCATTTTCAACTACAAATTCACCATCATAAATACCACGACCATTTATATCATATAAAAAATCTTGTTCAGAATTACCACTAATTTGTCTTAAGAACTTATATTTGACTTTATAGTCTCCCTCAAATAATTGAAGATATTCTCTAAGGTGTTGTCCGATATTTAACTTTACGGTGTCGCTGGTCGTTTGGTTTTGTTCAACAAGTTCATCATAATAAATTATTTTATCACCAATAAGGATATTGTTTAAATCATAAACAAATAAATGAACATAATCTTTTTGTCCAAATACACCTGGTGATAATAAATTACCAAATCCAGTTCTTCTTTTTTCTAATGAAAAGTAAGAAGTTTTTTGTGCTTTTGTTAATCCATAATCTGCCATAATTAAAATGATTTAAATTCGTTGTTAAGTTGTGTATTATATCGTGGTAAAAAAATTCTTGCTTTTAATTCTATGGTTACTAATTGATAACCTTCTTGTTCTGCTGCTTTACCAAATGCAAATGGGTCTTCAAATGATACAAGAAATCCACGATTATCACGAGTTATTGTTTCGTTAAATTTTGGATTTGATTGATAATCAGTTCTTTGTTTTAAAATATTTAGTCGTTTTCTTTCAAGTTCACTTTGTTTATACTGACCGTAATACTCAGAACTCTGGACTGCTGCGTCTGTTGATTTATATGGCATTGGTTTACCTCACTACTCTAAATTCATATCCGTCATCATAGAAGTTTATTTGTTCATCTGTGGTTCCACTACCACTAACTACTTTAATACTGAAACGATAATTTCTTTCTGATTGAAATCCATTCATCCATAAATTAAAGTAATTACCTGTGGAATCACAACTAATCTTTGAACCTGTTCCAAATGGAATTATTACTTCTTCAGTTTCTGCGTCTTTCACTTGATAGTAAGCAGATGCGCTTGGTAAGTATTTTACCGTAAGTTCTGCCGGTGTTGTTGCAAACGCAGTTGTCGGATATAATTCTCTACCCACTACTCTAAATTTAACGATTGAATTTTCTTTATATTCTTCTCTTAGATTTTTAAAATAAACTTTTAGATTTTCTAAATTTGTTGAAGTCAATGGTGATAAACTTCCTGTTGACCAAGAACTATCGTCCCACATTACTTCCAACTTCGGTGGATAGATTGTATGGGTTTCTGTTGAGAAGAATTTTAAATTCCCTAACCTTGTTGTACTACTTTCATCTTTGGTTGTATCACTACCTGGATTAAATGAAAAGTCTCTTGAACCTGTGTATAAAGATTCTCTTTTAATTATAAATCCTTGATTAGGAAATAATGATGAAGAATAAATATGATTCTTAACTAAGTCTGAAACATCTATTCTGACATCTTGTGTTGCTTTGGTCATACTAAATGATGAACTAACTGAATATTGTCCACCTTGACTTCCTGTCCACCAAGCACCTCCGTCAGTCAATACTGAACCCGTAACCCAAGGTGTTTGTGAGTCTTGGTTTCTATATTTATAACTTACTCCGTCTGTTGTTGTTGGATTATCGTTAAGTTTCCCATTACCTTCAGTCCAACTACTACCACTTACCATATAAGCAAATAGACTTTGGTTTCTCAATAGTTCAGTTGAACCAGCATCATACAAATTTAAATAATACTTTGCAGTAGAAGGAATCTTACCAGATTGTATTGATGATGAAATATCTGTGTAATCAAATTGTATTAACACTCTGGAAACATTCTGAACACTTCCATTTTCTGCAACCACTTTGTTTACTTCAAGTATTTCATCTGCTCCGGTATTAATAGATGATGTTGTACCACCTGAATAAATCGTTGCGTCTTTATCTCCGAATATAAAATAATGCATTAAATCTCTCCTACTACATTTCCTAATATATCTTGATTAGGAAATTTCACTTCAAAGATACTTGGGTCTAATGAAGGATATACAACACCATTTCTTGTTGCTGTTTGTACATCATATACATTTCCACTATATCCTTGTGATGTGGTTGCTTTGTTTTCAATTACAATTAGTTGATTGTTTGGATTATTACTTCTCGGTGGAACAACACTTGCTACTCCGTCCACCAATGATATTTGATAAGCAATATCACTTAATACGATTGGTTGATTAATTTGCCATTTAGACACATCAAAGTGTTTCTTAACTGCTTGAACACAATTAAACAATACTTGACTTTGGTTGTATCCTCTTTGTTTGATAATTGCAAATCTAACACCAATATTAATTACATAAGCATTTTTTAGATTAATCGCATCTGTTAAAATTCTGTATTGTGATAAATACATTTTTAAATTTTGTTTTACTGCATTGTTTACTGATGTTAATTTTCTATCTTCATCATAACCGAGTAAGTACATATTCATAGCAAAAGGATTTGGGATTGTTGCTATTTCTCCATCATCATTAGTTTCGTATTGTTCATCTTGAACGATATATGCTTTTGCAATATTACCATATTTTTGTGGTAATGAATATACTCTTGTTAAATAATCTTGTCTGGTTACTGCTCGGTTTTGTGTATTTAAATTTGCTAATGCATTTTGTTTTATTTCTGTTAGTGTTTCTTTTGATGCTCCACCAGTTGCAGGTAAAATATTATTAAAAGATAAACTATCTTCTGCTGTTTGAACTTTTGTAGAATCTAAGTTACCACTATCAATTGTAAAAGTAATGTTCTTACCTGATGTGATTGAGTTTGCCCTGACATTGTGTTCAACTGCTCCACCATAACGATAAGTAACGGTTAGTGTTGTGTTGGCTGGTGCC